GTCCTACACCTCTACCCATCTCTGCAAGATTTCTAGGCATTGCTCCACCCATTCCTTGTCCGTCAAATAATCCCATTACTTATCTCCTAAAATCATTATTATTGTCTGTAGCCTAAATTAGATGAAAATCTATTCTGTTTTTCAAGGTCAGATTCTTTTTTTGTGTACCCTAACATATTTTGACCTAAAGCATAAGGTATTTGTCCATAACCAAATCCTGAAGCAGTCTGTGCGTTCATTAGTCCTTGTCCACCTTGTGCCGCCGCAGTATAAGCATTACTACCTAGTCCAGTACCAATGTTAGCTAAGTTTTGACCCATAGAACCATAAGCTGCTGCATTTTGAGCCGCCATATTAGAACGATTAATATAATTAGTAATGTCACCTTGAACACCCGCTCTTTCAGCGTCTAATCTTGTAGCGTCATAAAGATTGTTTTGCATCTCTCTAGCCGCTACTTGTTCTGCTCCTATGCTAGACCCAGCAGTACCACTCTTTATTAATCTTCCAAGTAGACCCTCGCCTTCTCTAGCCCTAAAAGGTGCTAATGCTGCATCAGTTTTAGCAAACCTAGCTTGAGCCGCAGATTCAGGGTCTGACATATAATCTTCAATCATCGCCCTCTGTCTATAAGCATCTTGAAGATTAGCTCCAAAGAGCCCCATCATAGGCTGAGAAGGAGCTAAGACATAAGACTGCGTCTCTTCATCCCATATAGCAGAAGCTGTAGGGTCAAAAACACTCTTAGGTTTAGCAGCTTCTATTAATGCTGCATTATAGTCTGTAGCAGAGCCTACTGCAGCATCTGATGCTTTCTTTTGTCCTAGGAACTGTAGTCCTATTCCTATTATTGATGCCCAATCCATTATTTTTTCTCCTTAATTATATTCATTTTATAGTCCATATCTACCGCCTATTCTCTGTGTTTTTTTAGGTGCTGCTTTAGGCTTAGGTCTAGGTCTAGGTGTTGGTCTAGGTCTAGGTGTTGGTCTAGGTCTAGGTGTTGGTCTAGGTCTAGGTGTTGGTCTAGGTGCTGGTCTCTTAGCATTATCTCTAGCATCAGCAGCTCTCTTATCTTCTGCTGCTTTAGCCTTAGCTTGAGCTTGAGCCTGAGCCTGAGCTTGAGCTGCACGTGCTCTAGCTTGTGCTTGGTCTGCTTGAGCTTGCTGCCTAGCTTTAGCCGCTGCTTGAACTCTTTGAGCCTCATAAGATGCTTCAAGTTGTGCTCTTTGAGCTTGTTGTGCTCTAGCTTGTTCTTGCTGCCTAGCTTGTTCTTGAGCTTGAGCCTGAGCCCTTTGAGCCTGAGCTTGTGCTTGAGCTTTTTTAGTTTCTTGAGCTGCTAAAGCATCTATTGCTGATGTATCTCTAATATTAGAAAAAATATTAATATCTTCTAGTGGCACAGGAACTGTCATTCCATTTTCAGTTCTTCCATATGGACTTATCTGTTCTTGTCCAGTAAATTTATCTTGTATTCCTAACATAGATTTATAATTATCTAAAGGACTAGTTACTCCTGTAGGTTGAAATCTACTGTCTTCAGTGTCTGTTCCAACAGGATACCTAACTTGATTAAAACCAGTTAATGCAGACTGTTTCATATTGTCTTGATATTGCGGAATAGGTAAATTACTTTGAGGACCAACTTGTTGAAAATAATTAGAATTAATTGGAGTGTTAAATAAATTTTCTGCCCTATCAAAACCTTTGTTATAATCTCTTTGTGTTTCAGGAAATTGTCTTCTCCAATCTTGAGGAGATATAACACCTACTCTTTCAGGGTCTAAAGCACCTGTAGCTAAAGCCATTTCTACATTATCTGAGTTAAAATTTCTCATACTATACTTTTGGCTATCATCTAAGTAATATTGGTCAGACATAAGCTGAGGACCATAAGGAATTGTTCTTTCTCCAAATGGTAAATTAGTTCCCTGTCTAAGCATAGAATCAAGGGTAGTACCACTACCAACTGCTGATGTAGCATCTAATGTTTTGTTGTCTTGAGAACCTGAGAAATAAGCCTTTAAATTATCAGGTATATTTCCAAACATACCAGAAAGATTTGTTAACTTTTTTCTATCGCCCATAATAACATCACCAGCATCTGTAGTGCGTCCCGGATAATCTAAATCTGATTGTCCTTCTTGTTTACCATTACCTGCCCAAGCACCTGTGCCACTTCTCCATTGCATATGGTCTTGTCTATAAGCTGCTTGTTTATCACCTGCAGCAAAAGCATTCTCTGCTCCATCATATAGACCAAAATACTTTATAGTCTCATCATAAGTTAAATCTTTACCATTAGGACCAGTACCTTGTGGTCTTGTAGGTGCTTGTGCTTGTGCTTGAGGTTGAACTGGCTGTTGTGGTATGTTAGGAGGATTAACAACAGAGTTTCCCATATTGTAATTCATCCACCAAGGTTGTTGTTGTTGACCACCACCATACTGAGTACCTGTTGTTGTCTGACCAAAAGAATAAGGATTGTAAAAATTATTACCACCAGCAGAATAAGGATTTCCAAATATATTTGATTGGCTTCCATTATTTGATTGAAAGCTGTTTCTATAAGCGTCTGGAGCTCCCCAAGTATTAATTGGAACAGCATCAGGATTTTCACCTCCCGGTCTTGGGACAATTGAACTATCCTCATCTTGATTATAAAAACCAGTATTAGAATAAGGAGAAGCAAACATATTCCCTAAATCCCAGTTAGTATTAAAAAATCCTGCCATATCTTATTCCTTAAGTTAGGTTTTGAGTTATATTACAATACATCTTAGTACCATCTGAAGTACATTTAAGTAAGTCTACTTTGCCATTTCCTGACGTTATTGTAGGATTATTGCCACCTACAAACGAGAAGTCTGTACTAAAAGCAACATCAAAAGCACCAGTATTCTTAATTAAGAAAGTAGCTTCTACACCTGATGTCATATTAGAGACATTCAATGCGTGATTACCTTGTACACTAACTACAAACACATTAGCGTTAAGTAAGTTAGCTGTCTGTGCTGACGCTAGTGTTATAGTCTCAGAAGCCGTAGGATGCGCTTTAGTGAACGTTTGTGGTGTAGCTAAGGTAACTATCTCCTCACCGCCAATCGTGCCTGTAGTAGCCGTTAAGCCATTAACAGTAAAGTTCTCTGATGAACTACCATTTACGTCTGCTTTAGAGTTTAAAGATGTTCTTACCGCAGTAAACTCTGTATTAAAATCATCACCAGAAATAACCTTTCCGGGGTCTGTGTCTGCCAAGGCATCTTTTCCAGACCAACCTACGGCTATTGTATAATTACTCATAATATTTTGCCCTGTTTAAATAATAATGATAATGACTGTAATGATGCTTTGTAACCTTTAGTTACTCCGTCCCACTCTAATCGTATGTACTTAGCACTTCCTGCTAAGGGTATTGAACGCTCTTTAAATCCGTGGATTGGAGCGTATTTAGACGTTGCTGGATGTGTTACAGCATCGTGTGTATGTCCTGTAAGCGTACCATACTTAGAGAATGTTGCTCCCCAGTAAGATGGTTCTCCGCTTAGTGTAGGATTAAGTTTAAATGTTGGTGATAACTTAGGTGTCATCTCAAAGTCTTTATACAGTCTAATACCTACATCTGTTCCTTGACCTCCTGATACAACCATAACTAATCTTTTAAGAATAGAAGATTGTACACCCTGTCCTAAATCAATCCATACTGTAGAAAAAGAAACTGTATAGCTATTATAAGTATAAACACTAGAACCACTGTAGTCTACATCATAATAACCTTCATAAGTAGCTACTCTTCCTGACTGTTGACCTACTAACAGACCATAATTAGTTGTATAGACAAGACTAGCAGGTTCTCTGTTGTCTGCAAATACCCATTTAGTTATTCTAGGTGTTTCCTTCTCCGTCTTATAAGTAGTGTCAAAAACATAAGTAACATTTCTATCAACAAAAGATATTATGTATAAGCCTTCATCCATCATATATACTGACTTAACATTTACACTAGCAGTAATGTTTGCTATTAACTCATCTTTAATGGTTATAGATTTTTCTGTTAGAGGTAATTTGTCTAGCTGCGTAGTTCTATATAAAGACCTAACACCAGTGTCAGACAAGAAATATAAATCATCTCCAATAGATTGTATTGAATCTCTAGAAATACATCCTATCCCTTTAATTACTTCGTCTAAAACAATATCTGCTATTATATCAGGACTGTTATAAATAACTATGTTTTCTTTTCCAAATATTACTAACTTACCAGCAAAGTCGTGTATAGCTACAATTTCATCGTGTCCCCATACAGACTTTAAATCTATAATACCACCGTTACCACTACCCCATTTATGACCATCTAATAATTTAGAATAGTATAAAACATCGTTCTCTTCAGTAATGCCACCAGCCCATAATCTTCCGTAGAAGCCTAATACTGTGCTAGGGTCAAAAGTTGTTACTCCAGCAGGAGCTTGGTATCCTGAATCATTCTTTGCTAGTCCCCAGCTTCCTGAAGCATAGTGCAATAAATCTTCATCATACTGAGCAGCAAAAAGTTCATTATTAAAGTTACTAAACTGCCAATCTGAAGTAGACGCACCAGTAGCAAATACAGCTGTCCAAGCATTATCTTTATCTGCTAAATCAAGAGTATACATATTACCCACAGTAGCAGCAAAGATTAAATGATTTGTGCCATTATAATGTTCTGTCATAGAACCAACTTTAGCACCACCAGTTAGTGTACCTTGCTTTAATCCTTTACGGAAAGCTACTTTACCACCTTCTGTATAAACAACATTATCTGCTTTAGTAAACCAATTAGGACTAAGTGCTGTCGCAGTAGTCTGTGTGTCTATACCATTGATACCAATAGTATCTAAGGATACAGAGTTTATTTGTTTTGCTTCTAATGCCATATTATACGACTACCCAGTCTCTTTCATATTCCATATTACCAGCATCTAATTGTACTGCTATGTTTAGAGAGTCTCTAGCTTCTGCTGCAATAGAGCTAGATAGGCTTCCTCCGTCTTCTCCACGCTCACTAATAGCACGAGCCCAAGCACCAAGAATAACCGGCTGTGAAGGAACTCTGAGGACCTGAGAGGCTGTCTTAAGTTCTTGTTGAGCACCTACAATATTAACTGAGATT